CGCCGGCAGGCTCTACGCGCAGGCCGGCGTCCCGAAGCTCGCCCTGGTGCACCCCGGCCCGCTCTCGCCAGCGGCCATCCAGTCGATCTCCGACTCGTACCAGGCGAAGCACGCCGGCGCCGCGAACAGCGGCAAGCCGCTAGTGCTCGGCGAGGGCATGCGCGTCGAGCGGCTGAACCAGTCGCTCGAGGATCAGATGTTCATGCAGGCCCGCGACTTCTCCGTGCAGGAGGTTTCGCGCCTGTTCGGTGTGCCTGTGGTGTACCTGTCGGAGCACTCGCGCAGCACGTTCGCCTCGATCGTCGAGCTCACGCGGACGTACTGGGACGGGTGCCTGGCACACTGGACGCAGTGCTGGTCGGAAGAGGTGAGCCGCAAGCTGCTCGCCCCCGGCCAGCGTCTCGCCTGGGACACCAAGGACTTGCTGAAAGGCTCGTTCAGTGACCAGGTCGCGTCACTCCGCTCCGCTGTCGAAGCGGGGCTCCTCACCAGAAACGAGGCCCGCCAGCGGCTCGGTTTGCCGACGCTGCCCGGCCTGGACGAGCCGCTAACCCCCGCCAACACCCTCACACCGGCGCAGACGCCGCAGGCGCCGCCGGCGGAGGAGGAGGCACCCGATGCTTGAGATCCGCCGCGGCCTCAACGTGGTGGAGGCGACGGGCCGGCGCCTTGTCGGCTACGCCTCGGTCTTCAACCGTCCGAGCCTGCCGTTGCAGGACTCGCGGGGCCGCGAGTTCACCGAGTTCGTGAACCGCGGCGCCTTCGAGGACTCGCTCAAGCGCGGCGGCACCTGGGCGCTCTGGAACCACGACCGCGGCGAGGTGCTCGCGAGGCACCCCGACACCCTCAGCCTCCGCGAGGACGAGGTCGGCCTGCGGTTCGAGTTCGAGCTGCCCGACACGACGCGCGGCAACGACGTGCGCGAGCTGATGAGCAAGGGCATCCTCGACGGCCAGATGAGCTTTGGCTTCCGCGTGCTCGAGGACCGCTGGGATACCCGCGGCTCGGAGCGTGTGCGGAACCTGATCCGCGTGGACCTCGCCGAGATCAGCGTGGTCCCCGAGGCCGCCTACCCACAGACTTCCAGCCAGCTGCGGCACGGTGCCGCCCTGGCGTGGCACCGACGCCGGCTAGAGCTGGCACGCAGGAGTTCGCAATGACTACCAAGGAGCTGCTGGAGCAGCGAGCCGGCCTGATCCTGGCGGCTCAGAAGCTCATGGACGCATCGGAGGAGCGTGGGCTCACTCCCGAGGACGAGCAGAAGTTCGACAAGCTGATGGCGGATGCCGACGGCATCGACGCCCAGATCCGCAACGCCAAGCGCCGCGAGGCGGTCGCCGAGGCTGCCCGCAGCCTCGAGCAGCCGGTCAACCGGATCAGCGCCGCGTTCAGCCGCGCGACGAGCGAGGCCCGCGACGGCGCCGAGTACGAGAAGGCGTTCCGCCACTACCTCCGCTCGGGCGACAACTCCGAGCTCCGCGTGATGTCGATCGGCACCGCGACGAACGGCGGCCACACCGTCCCCGAGACGGTTGAGGCTCGCATCGTCGAGAAGATGCGGCAGCAGTCGATCGTGCGGCAGCTGGGCCGCACCACCACCACGCCGGACGATCGCAAGATCCCGATCCAGAACGCCATCCCGACCGCGGCGATTGTCGGCGAAGGCTCCTCGATCACCGCGAGCGATGCGACCTTCACGCAGCTCACCGTGGACTCGTACAAGTACGCGACCCGCGTGGTGGCGTCCCGCGAGCTGATCGCCGACAGCGGCATCAACCTCGAGGAGTACGTGATCCGCACCTCCGCCGAGGCGATCGCCAGGGCGCAGGACGAGCACTTCTGGGACGGCACCGACAGCGGTCAGCCCCAGGGCGTCATCGCCGGCCTCACCGGAGCCGGCAACAAGCAGCAGCTCTCCGCCGGCCAGACCTCGACGATCACCTCCGCCGACAACGTGATCGACTGGATCTACAAGCTGCCGGTCCAGTACCGCGCCGGCGCCGTGATCCTGACCTCCGACGAGGTGGTCAAGAACATGCGGAAGATCAAGGACGCCAACAACAACTACATCTGGCTGGCGTCCGATGTGAACACCCTGATGGCCGGCGGCGCGCCGGGCACCATCATGGGCGTGCCGTACTACATCTCGGAGTACGTGGACGCGCTCGCGACCGCCAAGTACGTGGCGGTCTACGGCAACTTCAACTACTACGAGATCTTCGACCGCGGCGCCACCGAGATCGTGGTGGACCCGTACTCCCTCTCGAGCACCTGGCAGCTCCAGATGGTGGTCGTGAAGCGGACTGACGCCCTCCGCACGCTTGACGAGGCTTTCGTCACGCTCCAGATGGCCTGATAGCCCCCGGACGCCCGGCGGCGGGTAGCACGCCCGCGCCCGCCGCCGCGGTTTTCTTCCATGAGCATCGTCCCGATCAGCCTCTGCAAGTCGATCCTTCGCGTCGATTTCGACGCGGACGATGCCGTGCTCGCGTTCTACCTGGACGCCGCGCAGGCGTTCTTCGAGCGGCACACGCGACGTTTCCTGTCGCCGCGGTCGCTCATCAAGCACCTACGGGGCTTCACCTCTAACGAGGTGACGCTCCCTTTCCCGCCGTTCAACTCGCTCACCTCGATCACCTACCGCGATACCGCCGGCGCCACGCAGTCGCTCACCTCGAGCAACTACATCCTCGAGACGAGCGGCGCGATCACCCGCGTCCGGTTCTACGGCGACCTGCCCGACCTCGACGAGGACGAGCCGCGAGTGTCAATCACCTGGTCGGCGGGCTACGCCGCCGGCACGGTGCCCACCGACATCAAGCTCGCGGTGATCAGGCTCGCCGGCACGTACTACATGAACCCCGAAGCGGTCTCGATGCTGAGCCTTCAGCAGGTGCCGTTCGGCGTGAAGGCGGTCATCGACGCCTGGGCGTGCCCGACTCTTGACGGCGAGGGCCCTGACTGATGAGCCTCATCAGCGCCGGACAGCTGCGGCACCGCGTCACCGTCTACACCGCGAGCAGCCAGGTGGACGGCTACGGGCAGCGGTCGCAGACGCTCACGCTCGGCCCGACGATCTACGCGGAGGTCCGGGCCACCGGCGCTTCGGAGACGAGCTACGGCGACGGGGCGGCGCTGCGGACGCAGTACCAGATCCGCACCAGGTGGCGGACTGGCATCAACGCCGGCATCGACGCCACCAGCCAGCTCGAGTACCGCGGCGACCGGCTCCAGGTGCAGGGGCTCGTCCGCGAGCGCGAGGAAGAAGATGTCATGCTCATCGACGCGGTGCTGGTCGCATGAGCATCGAGCAGGCCATCTACACGATCCTGGCCGGCGACACCGCCGTAGGTGCGATCGCCGCCGATCGGATCTCACCGCATCAGCGCATCCAGGGCACCGTGCTGCCGGCGGTCACGTACGTGGTCGATGACTTCGAGCCGTTCCGCGGCATCAGCGGCACCGCCGGCCTGACCGCCGCCACGCTCACCGTCACCGCGATCGCGAACACCTACAGCGACGCCAAGGGCCTCAGCGCCGCGCTCATCGCCGCGCTCAACGGTGCGGAGGCCACCTACGGCGCCGTGGTGGTCAGCAGCATCGACTACGAGCGCTCGCGGCCCACCGACACCGGCATCGGCGAGGGCGAGGAAGACCTGCCCTACGAGATCGAGACGCAGTACCGCATCCACTACGCAGGACTCTGACATGGCAGCAGGATCAGCCAATACCGCCAAATTCTACTACAAGCCAAATTCGTCGAGCGCCATCCAAGCAGCTGATCTCGTCGGCGACCTGGTTGGCATCAGCGACTTCACGATCGAGGGCGCCACGATCGATGTGAGCACCCTCAGCGCGAACGCCTACCGCGAGTTCTTGGGCGGCAAGTATCAGGCGACCTTCACAATCGAAGTGTTCTGGAACAACACAGCGCACGCGAACATCATGACCGCGCTCACTGCCCGCACGATTGGCACCTTCGAAATGGACTTTCAGAACGGCCAAGTGACGGGCTCCGCGATCGTCACCAGTGCCGCTATCAGCGCT